TTACTTATCATCCACCCAAGGTTCTTCATACTGAAGTGCCCTCTCACTGTCCCCGATCCCGGCCGTCGTCGGGTCCACGATCACCCCGATCAGCCCCAGGAACGTCAGCACCTGGTTTACCAGCTGGACAATATGGTTCTGCGTCACCTCCGGATAAACGTCGAACAGCGCCAGCATCGAATACACAAACCCCACGATCAGGCTCAGGAAGCTCCCCAGCCAGACCTTATTCTTAAAGCGCACTTTCCAGTTGATTTTCGTCATAAGGCATACCTCCTTTCCTCAATCGTCGTCGGATACTTCCGTCGGCAGCCCGCCCGGGATCATCGGCAGGTGCCGGAAAGTTTTCCGCAGATCCCTCATATCCCCGTTCCCCTTCAGGGCCTTGTACTGGGTATAGACGTTTTCCATATTGGACCGATCATCCAGATCGGCATACCCCTGGGAGATATAGTGCTTATATCCCTGCAGCAGCCGGTCCCGCAGCATCGCCCGGACCGCCAGGTTGATCGCCCGGTTCTGCGACATCTGGACCCGGATAAAGCCGAAGAGTCCCGCCACCAGGGACGGGATCCCCAGGATTGTCAGCCATTGATATAAAGTCATCGGTTCACCCTCTTCCCACAGCCGACAGGATCCGCTCGCACAGGTCCTGCAGCTCCTGATACACATCCGCCAGCAAGGCCAGCGCTTCATCCTTCTCCGTTTCTTCAGTTTCCGACTGAAGGGGGTTCGGCCGAAGGGGGTCCGGCGATGTCGCGCGCGGTGCGTGAGCCGGCACACCGGCCGCGGTGCGCGTGCGTTCCCTTGCGGAAAGCCCCCCGATAAAATCATTCTTCATCCATCCCGTCAGCCCGCTGCAGATGCATTTCGACCAGTTCTCCCGCTGATCGACGATCTCCATCTCCGTTCCCACCGGGATATCCCAGTAGATTGGACAGTCCGTGCCCGGCTTCTGCCGCAGCTTCACCGTGCTGCCGCTCTTCGCGGTTACAGTTCCCTTCATTCTTTTCTCCTCCTTCTCTCCGTTGGGAACAAGGGAACGGTTTTGTCCGTTCCGTGAATGCGGAACTGCAGAACCGTCCCCGACGTTCCCGTACTCGAACACATCCAGCAATCCCACCCGGTTCCAGCCGCCGTTCGGGATCGTCCGATCCTTAAACTTCGAGGTACAGACGCAGCCCCGGCTGTGACTGGAGTGGATCGCGCCGTCTCCCCGGCCGGTCTTCACGCCCATATGGGTGATGTCCCCGACCCCATCGTCCCAGAACTTCCCGGGTGTGCTCGCGCTGACTTCCTCCCGAATGAAAAGAAGCGCACCCTTCGGTACGCTCCCGAACTCCCGGAGGCACTCCTCCGGCGTCCCGACCCAGCCGTTTTTCAGGCATTCCCGGTACCAGCTGTTGCTCCCGCCCAGATCCCGCTTATATCCGACCGCGGCCATCATCCGCTCCACGAGCGCCTGGCAGTCCATCTCCTCATACGAACGGCCGAGGAACTGATCCCCGGCCCTGCTGAATTCTTCCGCGCTGTACTTCATCCAATCCTCCTTTCCCGCATAAGAAAAGGACCTCCCATCACATGAGAGATCCTTACAGGTGTCATTTCGACCGGAGCGTCAGCGGAGTGGAGAAATCTCCCCGGCCCTGCTGAATTCTTCCGCGCTGTACTTCATGTGACCCGTACACCTCCCGTCACGGGATATAAATTCTTCACCGCCGCCGGCTGCGTTCCCGCCCCGGTCACGGTGACCGTTCCGTTTCGGTTATCGTTCTCCACGCTCCCGACCTGCAATCGTTCCGTGATCCCCGGTACCGCCTTGTTCGTCCCGTCCCAGCCCCAGCGGATCAGCTTCTTCCGGATGAAGTCCCGATACACTTCATCCGTCGCCGCCGCCCCGGCCGACGTGTCCAGCCGGCTCAGCCCCAGGCTCTCCCCGAGGGCGTCCAGCTGCGCACCCTGTGCGGACTCCGGAGCAAACGCCGCGTTCACTTCCCCGACTACTGCTTGCAGATCCACCACCTGCTGCAAAACAGCAGAAGTCACGGCCATAAACCGCAGCTTTTCCCTGGTGCTTCCTGGAAACAATCCCAGATAATCTTCAAGTGTCATATGTTCCCTCAATCCCGATACGTAATGGTGAGTCCCCCGCTGTTCAGGATCGACAGCTTCCCGTTCCACGGGCAGGTGATCTCATCCCTCGTATACCCGCTGTCGCCCGTGACGTTCGCATAGATATCCGCGACGGCGAAGGTCTTCGCCAGCTCCGGATCGGCATTGTACGCCACGGCATAGAGGATCGGGATCTGCAGCCCTTCCGCAACCCCTAACTGATTGTTGATATAATCGTTCACCGCCGCCGTCACCGCTTCCGTGACGGCGGTTTCATCAATCCCCGGCAGCCGCCGGATGCTCATCCAGACGAAGGTCCTCCGGGAGGCCGTTCGCGAAAAACAGATCCGGTGAGTGTTGCCGTTTTCGTCGACTATATCCTCATACGCGCTCCCGTACGTCCCGATGCCCGGCGCCTTGGTCTCATAGATCGCCCGCGCCACCGCCGGCCCGTTTCCGCCGTAGATCACGGCGGCGACAGAGTGCGCCGGGATCCCGTTGGCGTCCGTCGTATCGGTGCTGTTTTCATACACTTTGCATGAACGGACAAACTGGCAAAGAGAAACGGCAGCCCGGATCGAATCCAGGCTCCCGGCCCCGCGGGCGGACAGGGAATCCGAGATCCTCTTCCGCACCGTCGCGTCGTCCTCTCCCGCCTCCCGGGCGAGGCCGTACAGGGGCAGCAATAAATCCAGCGCCTGCCCGGACGCATACAGCGGATTCCGGCTGTTATACGCCTGCAAAACCATGGCGGACGTATCGTCAAGCGCCTTCGCAAACACACTCAGCAACTGGTAATCTGGCACGGATTCCGACAGCTCCGAATCGATCCCGAAAATGGACCGGTACGCCGTCACCAGGTCCGAAAGCCGGTCCTCGTAGGTCGGCATATGCAAACCGGCCTCATCAATGTATGGTGCGAAGTAAGCCATGTTATCTCATCCTCCTCATGTCATTTCGAGCGCAGCGAAGCGGAGTCGAGAAATCTCCCCGTTACACCTCGAATTCAATTCCCGCCTTCCCGTATTCTGTCAACACAGTACAGGACCAGCCAAATCGATGCCCTTCCACCGAAAATCGAACGTCCGTTACATCCTGCACGCCCGGCGTTTCCCGCACATATGCTGTCAGGTATGTCGACAGCGCCTGGGAATCGGCCTGGGTCATCCTGCCTTCCTGCAGCATTCTCAGGACCTCATTCCCCCAGGATGAATTCTCCCACCAGTCCCCGGCATACAGCTCCAGCCTGGACTCCACCAGCGAAGCCACCGCCAAGGCCCCGGAAAACATCTCCCCCGTATGAAGCACCGGCAGCACATTCCCGTTCTCATCCGTCGGACGTATCCTCATCCACAATCCTCCTCGTCCTGAATCCCACAAACGCAAACCCGTCCGACAGGCTGTGCATCCTGCCGGAGGGCGGCACCTCCGTCTCCCCGCTCTCAAACCAGGCGTCGATATCCCGATCCGC